TACCACTTCCTCGGTAAAAGTAGCCAAAGCATTGTCTAATACGCTAGTGCTGATTGCATTTGTTATTCCATAACCTTCTATTGACGTCGGAGTGTTTTTAATCTGCCGCCAATCTACTTTTGTCTGCGAAAAAACATCCGACAGCACTAAACATAAAAAAAATAAAATGATTGATAAAGAATGTTTTTTCATTAAAACCCCCATATAATAGAATAAGGCCGAAAACTTAATTCCGGCCCTATATTGCAAGGCTTAGTAACTTTCGCCTTTTAACGTTCGGATAATAAGTGTTGCGGTTGCGGCGTTTGTGTCACCGCCACTGAAACTTAAATTAGGCCTTCGGAAAAACTTCATCTTGGCGTGCTTGCCACTAACACAAGACGCGCCGTTAACGTCCATCAACATCGCCCCGTTATCTGCTGTGGGAATGTAGGCTCCTGACGCGTTAGTTGAATATACACCGTAGTATATGGCGTTGCCGCCGTGATTCTGAATCTCTAATTCAATCGGATAAGAGAGATTGCCGGTAAGGTATCCAACATTAACAGTGCCCGTACTAACTGTGTCGGAAGGTGTTAAAACCGAGTTCGCAGGAATTCCCACATTCAGTATAGATTCTACTCTGTCATATGTTTTAACCTGCTCTTTGTAAGCCTCATTCCTGATTACAGGGTCGAGAGCAAAAAGGCTTTGGCTGCAAATAACAGCAGCCAAAACCAGAACCAAAAGTGAATACTTTGCGCATAGCTTCATTGTTAAACCTCCGTGTCATATTTTAAGTCTCCGACTTGCTCTACTTTATTATAACATATGTTATCAATATTTTGATAACACTTTTGACTTTAATTTATCAAAATATTTGTTAAATCCTTTCATCTCTTTCAGTAGGCGCTCGCGCTTTTGTAGCTCTGAAAGCTTGGATTTATTTATTTGTGTTGTGATTTTTTGTATGCGTTTGAATTTTTCGGTAGCAGGCACCAACCAGCGTTTATCCCTTAGCCACTCAACGTCTTTTTCTCTTTTGGCACGCTCAAAATCTTTAACCATTTCGGTATTGGTGCGGAACGCTTCATAAGATTGGTAATCATTTGAGCTGTTAATAAACCGTCTCATAATCGGCAAGGTGTTTAGTGTAAGTTCTTTTTCGCTTTTAGTGACTAGATCTACTGCCCTTGTTATGGTTTTTCCGACGCCTCCTGTGCTTTGCGCAAGCAAGTGTTCAATTTCTCCGGGGGTCAAGAAATCAAGGAATCCTGATTTATAGCGGTCTCCCCCAGAAATCTCGTTAAGGAATTTGCTTATTTCTCTAATTACCTTTGAGTTGTCTGCATAATACAGTTCTGCTCTAGCCACATCACTGCCGAAAACTTCTTGCTCCGGTCTTATCTTTCGCCCCGTCCAAGTAGTGTTTGTAGCAACGTCTACAAAAGGCCGTGCCGCCGTCGGAACTACGTGATAGAGCAAACTTCTTCTATCTCCACCTAGCGGGTTAAATGCGTCTAGCAAATTGCCAATCATATTAGCGGCCCCGTCTTTCGCTGTTTGTCGGCCAAACATTGAGGCGGCCATATTTCTGCCGATTGACGGCAACACATTAAGTCCGTAAGGCATTGGTATCGCGACATATTTCCCTTTGCCTCCGGGTATCATAAAAACAAAGTTTGAATCTTTAACGTAGTCGGCGACCTTATCGTAATAGTTTACGCCATCTTCGTCGTCGTCTCCAGCTATAAGCGAATTGATTATCTCTGATACAAAACCTAATGTTACGGCGGCAGCTATCATAGCCTTGCCTTTTTTGGTTTTAGAGGCCTTAGCCAGAACCTTAGCAGTAACCAAGTTCCCGCCCAAGTTGGCGCTACTGAACAGATACAGAGAATTCAAAATCGGCGCCCAAGATCCCTTCTTGTTGAAGTTGACTGTCATATTCTTGGTAAATGCCGCAGCCTTTTGGGTGCTGAATCCCGCCTCTTTAGCGGTCAAATATCCAGCAAACCTCGTTCGCGTTTCTATCGCGTCGTTCCATTCGCTAATAAAATCGAAAGCTTTTTTTAACGATTGCTTAACGTTGTGAAGTTTGCCGCCTTTTATGGCCTGACTAACTTCTTTTTCTAAGTTGGACGCGCGTTCCTCAAGTCTACTAAACTCCGAGTAGCCCGTTTTACCGCCTGCTAGTTTATATTCTTTAAGCAAGATAGTATCTTCGGTATTCTTTCCGGCTTTATCATCAGTTATGGCCTGTCTTGCGCGCCTAAGATTCGACAAGAATTTTACTGTTGAACCTTCCGGCAACATAACGCCTACACCTGCGGCGCCCTGCTGAACGTCTCGAATCAGGTTTGTATAGATAAATTCAGGATTCCAAGCGGTAGCCGTTGCCGCAAGCCAGTTATTAACTCTCTTGAAAAACCTGAAAAAGTTAGTTTCTATGGTGTCTTCTTTAAAATTATTGACCAGCGCTTTTCTTAAAGACTCGTCTTTAATTTTATAAACAACATAATCCCCAGTTGCGGGATCTTTCGCCCATAACATTTCCGGACTACCAAAGAATTTTTCCATTTCCTGTCTAACGGTAACTTTTCCCTTTTTATTGATATACTGAACCTTCTTCGGCTTAACTCTTTCATACAATGCTTCGTTGGGAAAAGCCTTGAAAAGCTTTATGGCCGTGGAACTTATATCCTTTTTAAATCCACGGTTGTAGACAGCGTAAATAGACTGTTCTATGAAAGCTAACTGTTCGGATGCTTGACTTCTTCTGCCTAACGCTCTTCTATCTAAAATCAACCCTTGATCGGGTGGCGATTTTAGTGGCGTGTATTTTTTATACTTTCTGTAATGATCCCTTTGTTCTTGTGTAAGTAAACCAAGTCTAACCTGCTCGTCAAGCAAGAAGTTATTGAGCTTGTATGTTATTTCTGCCGCCTCTTTATATGCAGCATAATTAGGCAATGCTGCAAATTCTTCAAGTTCTTTTCTTGCCTGCTCTGTTGAGATGCCTGAACCCGGCCTACCAAGACGCTTGAACGGGCTGCCTTCTAGCTTATCTATGGCTTTATTTCGTTCTTCGGCGTGGCTTACATATAAGAATCTATTAAACTTCTTAACTTCTATACCATTCTTAATCAGAATATCTTTAACATCATCTAAGTATTTGCTCTTAGCGCTTTTAACGTGCTCTTCTATCTTGCCCGAAACAAGTTCTAACTTTTGATATAAGTTGAGGCTATCGGGTATTTCGCCTATCTTGTTTTTAGCCTCCTCTTGCAATCTTCTTACGGGCGACCATATATCGAAAAGAACTTCCTCGGCTCTATTAACAAAGTGCTTAATTCTGTCTTTATATGTTTTAGGCAACTTTACTTCGGCGGTTCTATTGTCGCCTTCGGCCATATATGCTTTGGCTTTTTCAATCTCTTCCCTTTCTTTTTGCTCTACCATTTTGGCAATTTTTTTCGCCTTGTCTTTTTCAGCCTTAGATCTCTTCATTTTCTCAAATACTCTGCTCTTGACTTTCGACTTGGCTGTTGTTGCGTCCAAAAACACGTATTTACTGCCCACCCATATCCAGCGATGTGAGCCCTTGCCCGTCTTATTTCTTGCTAATTTGGCAACGGTAGACACTTCTCCGTCTACCGGTGAAGTGAACTGCAATAAATATGTGTCATTATCTATCTTTTCCCATTTAAAGTCCTTGCTCTTGAGAAGGCGCTTAGATTCACGTCTAATATCTTTGAAACTGATGGCGCCTCTTCTACTATGGAGGGCTCTTTCTTTGAATGCTGTGCCCAAGTCTTTATACAAGCTTCTAATATAATCTTTTATATTCTGGCCAAATTCTCTTAGCATCTGTTTCGCCCAGCCCGATAAGTCTCTTATTCCTTGACTCATAATTTCAAGGCCACGTTGTATGATCTTTTTCGCTTGTTTAATTCCTTTGGCTGCGTATTTCGCTACAAGGTATTCGGCAGAGTAAAGTCTTATGCCTTTTTCTGTTTCCTCTGTTTTAAGCGTATTGAATAAGTTGTCAAAAGCATCTACTACTGCGGCTACTTCGGATTTCTTAAGATAGGGATACATATTCGCCGAACCAATAGCATCAAACTGGTGTTCTCTCTTAATGTTGGCTAAGTAGTCATTGCTATAAGCCTGTGTTTCAAGCTTATTTATAACGTAACTTTCAAAGGCTCTAGCAATCATTTCTACGCGAGTAGACCAATACTGATTTGACCTTCTCTTGTCCATTTCGCTAGATCTTTTCGGAAGCTCTGTTCTCATTATCGTGTTCATCAGGTCTGTGAATGCTCGTTTAACCTCTTCCCTCTCGTCTGGGCCGAACCTGCCTTCACTTGCATTTCGTTCTGTTTTCTTGCCAAAATAGTTGTCTAATGCGTGAAACCATTCGTGAGCCAATGAGCCTGCACCCTTTTTCTTAGTTAAGTTGATTACAACTTTGGCAGGTTCATAGTGCGCGGAGGCCGCACTCTTACCGCCGGAACCTCTTGCACCAAAAGCAAGCCCTAGACTACCGTTCAAAGATAGCGCCTTCGGAGGCACGTTTATAATTTCAGCAAGGTCTAAGAGTGCATCATAAGCACTGTTTAAATCTTCTTGGCGCTTTTCGGATTCTACCCAGTTTCCGAATTGAACACCACGGAAGCCGAAAGCCTTAGAAAAATCCTCCGGCGTTATGTCTTTTCCGCCTCTACGGTCTTTGCCTCGCCTTTCTCTGTTTGTCTCTTCTCTTACATCGGGAAGCTCTTTATACTCGGAGAGTATTTCCATAAGTTCGTCTGTATTGTTTTCAATATATTTATGCGCTTCTTTCGCATTATCAAACCATTTGATCTCAACTAGGTTCGTGCCTACTTTTACGCCTATAAAGGCTTTACCCTTGTCGGGGCCAGAAGTCTTTATATATACACCGAACTTTGGCATTCTGCCTTTTTTACCTTTTTGTGCCAAATAGTCAGGTAGTTTTTGTTTGAAGGCTTCTATCGCTTCTTCTTTGGTTTTACCTTCGTGGATAAAGTTACGACCTTCGGTTACCGCATAAACACGCTCGCCTTTCGTTAAATAAGTTTTTAATTCAAAGTCAGTAAGCGACGATTCGTGTCCTATGGCATTATAAAGGTCATAGAGATCTGACATTTTAGCAGGCAGTTTTTTGTAAGTACCCTTAAAATCGTCAACTGTAATTTCACCGGAAAGCAACCTTGCTGCTTCTCCTCTTAATAGTTTAATATAATAAGACCAATCTAATGTGCTCCTATACATAGATCTAGGCTTTTTTGGCAACGTTTCTCTAATTGCCCTTACTAAGCTAACCGTGTCCTTCGGTATCCCTGATTGAATAAGCTTTTCATAGTTGGGAACGGGCCAAAACTTTGTCAATGGAACATCTGACGCATCGGCATCCCCCCTCAGCGATGAGGCGTATTCCGCCGCATAATGTTTTTTTGCTCCCTCAAGGACTTCTCCAAAATCTTCTATTTTTTCTTTTGGTTTTTCCTTGTTTTTTTTCTCTTTCTGCTTGATTTCTTCCTTTGATTCTGTTATCTTCTTTTCAGAAACCTCTTGCAAACTGGACGTTCCCTCGACGTTCGTTTCGGAGGTTTCTTCTTTTACAGGAGTTTCTTGTTTTGTTTCTTTGGTTGTAACAGGTTTAGTCTTTGCTGACTGCTCAACTGCTTGCCTTGACTGCCCGCCCAGCCCATCATTTTCTTTAAACGATATACGACTTCCGGCCTCACTGGAGAATAAATCAGGTTGTTCATTTCCCAATATCCTTTCTATTACCGCCTGCATAATTTCTGCTCGTGTCGGTATTACTACTTCCTCAAATGTTGGCTGTAACGGGGAACCCAGTTTCTTAACAACGTCACAATAGCCAACTAGAAAATCTGTTATCTTTTTACCTGAGTGCTTGAACTTATCAAAGATTCTCAATAAGTCTTCGCCGGTTTTAGATAACCACTGTTGCACACCCGGCAACGTGGGCTGTAAAAAATAATGTTTGATTGACTTGCCTTCGAGCCTAAGTCTACTAAGTTCGTCAACCGTCTCCGCAACTGTGCGGCTAATCGACAAATCATATGCGTTATTCTGCTCTATCAAAGCATCAATGTATGCAACTGCCGGAGCGGCGTTTAACATACCATTAATTATATTAGCCACATTCGGGTCAGGGTCTTCTGCAAACATAGTTGCGATTCTACCATCACCATAAGCGCCCGCAAATAATGCCCTCTCAAGTTTCGCTACGCCATCGCTAGTAAGGCCCCTGTCTCTACTAATGAATTTAGGCAAGTCACTTTTGACTGTAGTTGCGCTAAAGAAACTCTGCAAGAACTCCCAATTCTTAGTAGAAGTTATATCTGAGAAGTTAGTAACAAGATGTGCATACTTCCTGACAGCATCAGCGTCAACGTTAGCCGTCTCTCCCGCAGACATAGCTAGTTTGCTATCACGATTCAAATCTATGGCTAGTTCTTTTAATTCCTCTTGGCTATGTTCGCCTTCTAGCACTCTAACAAAGATGGGCTTATTTTCAGTGATATTCTGAATGCCGTATTCTCTTCCCTCGTTATTCAGGCGCTCTTTATATTCCTCCATTGTGCCGAATTCATAGCCTTGCCTCATTCCCATTGTTCTGCCGTTGCCCGATAGAACAACATATTTGCCTTTGTAGGGAACAACTATGGGTGAGCCGGTATCGGCGTCTGGATAGTCGGTAATAAGCTTGTTTATAATTGGAGAGTGAGCAATTTTTGAAATCTGGTCAGCGCTAAATAGAGTAGTCCTGTCTCTTGGTTGTAACTCTTTTGGGAACTCTGGCATATCAGATGTAATAAGGTCGTCTGCGGAAATTGCGTCATACCTAACATTGAGACTTCTACCGGATGGAGAATGTGCTAGTGCCTTGCCTGAACGTTTGTTTGTCTTAATCTCAGCGTTAGTCTTAAGCGCTGCCTCGGGCTCTTTTTTATCCTCAGATTCAATCAGGGCACGAGGTTTTTTTTGTGTTTCCGGCTTGTCGGCAGATTCAGAACTGCCGTCCTTTATGCCACCCATCTGCTCGCGCTGCGTTTTAATATCTGGTTGAGTTATCATCTCTCTCTGTTTGAATTGTTCACCTGCTATATCAGGTGCAACGATAAAACCTTTGCCTGAACTGTGGGGCAAAATAACCATATTTGTTTTAAAATCAGACTTGTCTATAAACCTTTTTGCTATTTCAATACTTGGAAAAGGTTTGCCGTTTTTAAGACCAAAGCCGCCGTCTTCGTTGATTCGTGCTTCTAACTTTTTCTCAACTTCCTTGATTGCTTTGGGTTGTGAGACTTCTTGTGGCGCAGGTCTCTCCATTTTACGAGGTATTGATGTTTGAGATTGCCTTGCGTTCACTAAGTCAATGATGCGATTGACGGTTTCTGTGTCGCCAACCTTCTTAGCGTTATTCATTTCGTTTAATAGCTCAAGCAATGGTCTATTGTCGCTAGTTGGCGGAACATTTATAACAGCTGGCGGCACTGACCTTGCTTGCGTTCTATAGGTTTCGATGGCCCTAGGAATTTCACCGGTGCCGATTAGCTTTCTACTTTGCCCCTCAGAATATGGCGAATATATAACATCAGGCGGTGGATCCTGCCTTCTGGTTCTGTCGTATTCAATCAGTCTTCTGTCGATAGCCTCAAGTAATCCGGGTCTTTGTTCCTTATAGTCATCTGAGACCGGCGAATATATAACATCAGGCGGTGGGCCCTGCCTTCTGGTTCTGTCGGATTCTAGCAAGAGTTGTTCTCTTCTGGTTCTGTCGGATTCTAGCAAGAGCTGTTCTTTTTGTTTCGCTAGCTCTTGTTTTTCTTTAAGAGAAGTCTTTTTACTTTCGATAGCGTTGTCAATCTTGTCTATCGTTGTTCTAGCGCCGCCATAAATGCCGCCTACTGCCGCTCCTATTGTAAATTCTTCGCCTAAGCTTTCTAGGTAGCCTAAATTAGCCATTTCATCGAATGACTTAGTTAGTGCCTCTTTAACATCTGCGTTGGCAAGATTTTTGGCAAGAATAGTTACCGGGCTTTGTAAAACTTCTTCCGCTCCTTCGGCTATTGCATCGCCTAACGGGGTATCCTTGAATATGCGCGTGGCTATTATCTTGGCAGTTTCAGCCGGGCCGTATCTTTTGTTAAGAGTTGCAATTCGCTTTATAGTATCTTTAGCAAACAAGCCAGTTAAAAACTTGCCCTTGCCTTTCGTTACAAGCGAGGCCGGTGAGATACCAAGCCCGGTTTCAATAGCCCCGTGCATAAGGGAGCCGGCAATAATCGGAGTCGCATTTTTGGGCAGTTGTGGGTTACCATATTCGTCAAAGGTTGTGGATTCCCTTAGTATTTCAGGAGCCGACATTCCTACGCCTGTTCCAACTATTTCTGCGGCTTTAAGTGCCCTCGGTGCCTGCGTTAGCCTGCCTATTCCTTGCAAAGCCGATTTTGTCCCAAGACCAGTAGCTAACATCGGAACTAAATTCTCTGCTGCCGCCGAGCCTATTTTTTCAACCATACCGGCATCGGGTAATGGTGCGGGGTATAACACATTAGCGGTATCTTCTACGTTTTGCGCATACTCTGTAAGATTTGAGCCCGCCCCTTTGGCGCCTAGCCTATCTAATGCAAAACCGGCCACCCTTGCTGCGCTGGCTGGAGTTGTTGCTACGCCCCTAGCAAAGTCTCTAGTTAGGTTTCCGAGTATCCCGCCTTCTTTTCTCAACTCCTGCGCCATTCTGGCGTTTTCCGCGTCCTCTTGCTCTATGGCGCTTAATCCCTCTATTTTTGCCTTAACCTCGTCACGCCTAGACAAAAAGTCAAAAGCGGCTTTATATTCTTTTCTCAGAGCATTTCTTTCGGAGGGTTTTAAGGATTCCCACATCCCGCTTTCCCTTAATGCTCTAAGATTCTTAGTCAACTGGTCTAAGCTAAGGTTTTCTATTGCTGCTCTATAATCTTCCACTTTTAGCGCTCCTTATTTAATATCTGTTCAAGTCTTTTAGGATCAATGTTTTTTCCTGTAAGCTTGTATATTATTTTTTGTAAAGTCGATAAACCAGAATAATCTTCCGGGGTGGTCGGTTCTGACGCCTTGTCGTAATAATCACCTAAAGCACGCCGGCCCTGTCTTATCGCGTTAGGTAAGGCGGCGCCCATTCCTTCAACTACTTTGGCCGCGTCTTCATATAACGTGGGCTCGGTTACTGGTAACAGTGAAACTGTATAGCTTGGCGTTACGTCGGGTTCCGTTGGGGTATCCCTAGGCGTTACGTCGGGTTCCGTTACTGGTAACAGTGGAACTGTATAGGGAGGATTAGACACAGCGTTATTCGTAGCAGGATTAGCAGCCGCTCCAAACAACATTGCTCTAGCATTTCCTAGTGTTGGTGTTCCGTTCAGTGGATATTGGGATAATTGTTCGCCATCAGTAGAGTATAGGTCTCTGGCTAGCCTTTTTTCAAGGAGGCCTAATTCGTAAAGCTCGGCATCAGATATCTTCGCAGGTATTATATTGCCAAATTCATCCTGCTTTTCTGATACTGATTCTATGTATTCTCTCAAAGCCTTAAGTTCTTGTAATTTCTTGGACCTATTGTCTGATTTTATTGCTTTAAGATTAGATGATGCTCTTTCTACGGGGTTTAATCCTCCTTCTAGCCCAAATGCTTTTGCTATTCCATAGTAGGGTAGCTCCGGATTGTTTGTTTCCCTGCCCAATAATGCGGCGGTGTTTATCATTTGCTCTCGCTCATCAGCAAGTGCCCTGTTTTTGATGTTTTGAGCAATTTCCTGTTGTTGCTGATAGTCTGCAATCTTATTAGCTCTGTCCTCCGCTGCTTGTTGCTGCTTAAGCGCCCTTAAGCGTTCTTCCTCTTTTAAAGCTCTGCGGCCTTGCAATCCCTGATTGATGCCAGAAAATATTGAGTCAGCAAAAAACTTTGTTGTTTCTCCGGCCATATTAAAAGCCTCCATATCTGAATTTCATATTATCTAAATATGAAGTGTCGGGTTTCTCTGCTAAATAATCTTTAGCCACTCCCGTAGCCACTCCCGCAGCAGTTCCCACAGGATTGATGTATCCGCTGATTACGGTTGCTAATAAATTGCCGAGAGGGCTGCCTCCGCTTGCTTTTTGTTGAGCTATACCACTAAGTTGGTTGATATAGTTTGTTCTAGCCGCGTCGTTACCATAACCATAAGCGCTCATTAAGTTGGCTAAAACACCTTGATTCAGCCCCGACATTGCATTGTAGCTTTGCGATTGCGTATTAGCTATGTTAGCAAGCCGTTGTCCTTGTAGCTGCGAAATACCCCTGCCTAAGTTAGCTTGATTGTTTACGAGCGCACCAATATCTACTCCGCTAGTAACGCCCCTGTTTGCCATTGTGCTATATACTTGGTCGTTGGCGCCTTGCAGGCCTCTTTGTAACTGGCTTAATCCCTGATTATATGCAAGTTGGGGAAGTCCAGATAAACTGCTTATATATTTGTTGGCCCACGAACGGTTTAGCTCATTAGTCTTTTGAGCCTCTAGTATCATCTTCTGTTTGTCGCGCTCTTGATCGCTTATTTGTTGCTGTGCTAGCTTATTAGCGTCTCTTCGTTCGCGCCAACCCGGATCGGTAATATCTTTAACGAACTTTGAAAGTGAAAAAGCCATTATAGAAGTCCTCCCTGCCTTAGCATAATTGATACGCGCTCTATTTCAGCCGCTAGAAATGCAATCTGTTTTTCAAGTAAATTAAGTTTATCAAGTATTTTCTGATTATCGTTCACAATAAAAGCCCCCAATCGTAAATCTTCGCGCCTTTAGCGCCGGTAAAACGGAGTGAAAAAGAGTTGTATCTAGTGTTTTTGACATTTGTTGTAACCACGTCGATTTCGCTAACATCAAAAGAAGTTGTTGTTAACACTTTGCCGTCGCCTAAAAACTCTACCTTAAATTTGCCTTGTCCTCTAATCCATATACCCTTGTGATATTGAGTAAGTCTTGGATTGTCTAGCTTATTAGCAACGAATTCCTTTGTCCTATATACAAAACAATCTTCTCCGTCATAGTCCAAAGAAGAATCATACAAGCAGAATCCATTCGCATAAGTATCATAAACGATATTAAACTTTTTGTGATCTGTGGTAAAGTCGTCTACTTGCCAACAATCAACAATTTCGGCGACATAGAACCTGTTGTCGATGACGGCGTTTCTATTTGAGAAATTAGAAGAACTAATTCCTACTAAGGCTGTTCCCGTGTTTAATGTATCTCGGATTTTAAGGCCTATATCAATTGCACTGAATCCATTCAACATTAAAACGCCTCGCCGTCGGTTTCCTTCTTCTTCTCCTAGTGACCACATCGAAAACAGTCTGCCGGCAATAGAGCGTGCCGAGTTTAAAGGAATAAGGCCTACTTCATAATCTACTTTTGAGACCCTGAAACCAGAACTGTTACCGTATAAGACATAAATGTTGCGCTCCGTCAATATTGCCAAGTTGTCATTGTGTGGCACAATAGCCACAATCGGCAAGTCGAACGAAAAGAAGTTACTCGCAGGAAATTCATTGTGTTTAGTAGGTTTTGAATAATAAAGAATTCTGTTATTATGTGCCGCAACAAACAAACTTTCCTTGTGAATTGCGATTGACACAACGTCTTGAGACTCCAATGGCGTATCTGTATTTCCCTCGGTAGGCAAAATCGAGCCAAGATTTAAATCAGGAGTATCGTCGTAGAACGTGTTGTTGACCGAACCTGCCAGCGTCTTAGCGAGCAAAAACTCGGATCCGCCGAAAGGTATCCTGTATAGTTTTATCTGAACGTTTGGGAATTGCCCTAAGACAGCTGCGGGGGCGGTTAACGATGTAAACTTAATAAACGCTGTTCCGGGGCCGTTATTTAAATAGCTTTCCGTGATTTCAATATTATTGAAAACAGGTGGCGATTCCCATTTCGTAGCCCCGTCATAATAAGTTATTGCGTAGAAATATAATCCAGCTGTCTTAATAATGCGATTGGGGTAAGTGTATTTGTGGAACACTATTTCTAGAGTGTAAGCGCCGCCGGGGTCATCTGCAAGAGTCAGAATTATTCTACCAACATCACCACTGCCGGCAGCTCCGGCAAACCAAGAATATGCGTCAGAATTAAGCTGAACTCCGTTTAGTGTTATGTATCTAAAAACAAAAGTATCTTCGTAGCCAATATTAGACGAGCCCTCTAATTGCAACTGAATTGTGTAAGTGTATTTTCCGGATTGCGTAAGAATACTGCCCGTGATGTTTTTGTAATCAGTATTATATACTGGCCGATATGTGCTTAATCCTGAATATACTCCGGGTTGAGCAATACCAAATCTACTAAAAGTCTCACCGTTCTCGTTCTTTACCCTTAGCATTCCTCTCCCCGCATAGCTTTGGTCTGCTGCAAGTGCGCCCGTAACATCAATAACAATTTCTTTGCCATTCGGCAGTGTTACACTTCTGCCCGGAGTGGAATCATAAAGACCTTGGGGCACCTCAAATTCAGAATACTCTATAAAGCCACGCTCTATGCGGCAATTATACATTTCTTGACTTTCAGTATCCCCAATATTAAAAGGGTTTCCTTCGTTTAAGTATCCAAATCCGGCCATATTTTTACCTCCTCACAATATAAAAGGAGCCGACAATCTATAATCTAAATCTATGGGTTCGCTAGAATCACTTTGTGCTCTGACTACTTCTCTCTCAAACATCTCAAGATAGAAACGAGCTTTTTGGAAGTCCTGTGTTTTCTCACCCTCTCTTGATAATGCCAGCCAAGCTGCGTATTTCCATATAGCCGAATGATATGCCGACGGATATTCTGGCTCGTCTTCTTCATCAACCAATGGTTTGGGTAAATGATAGTAGTCTATGGAAACATTTCTATCTTGAAGTCTACTGAAAGACGTATCTATCGACTGCTTGCGGTAAACAGTAAGCTCCATCGTGCCCTCTAACACTGGTTCCAACATTACCAGTGATACCTTAACGTTGCCGGGGGAAACTTCGGCTACCGTAAATTCGCTGTCCAACAAAGTAACTCCGTTTAAGACCACTCTTGCCGAATCTAAACCGGATATGAAAGAAGCATCTGGGAATATAATTTCCGTCTGACCTTCGATTATCGCCGAAACATACTTGGCCGCTAAGACAGGCGATGTTTGATATGATACATATACAGAATAATCAACATCCAATTCGGCAGACCAGTTAAATTGAATCGCTGAAAGGGCCGGATCAGAAGTGTTTTCAACTATGTTCCAAGTATTGTAGTCTTGATAAACTCCGTTCACGTAAACATCAACTAAACTCTTGTTTAAAAAGGGAATTGCTACCGATAAATTGGCAACATTATTACCTCTAAACAAAATAGAAGATACGGTCATTCTCGGACTGTCGTAATTGTTGCCGTAAAAAGGTCTTGGGAACATTTTTATAAAGTTGTCTTCTTTAAACCAATGTATAGGTTCGCCGACAATTAGCCGCCAATCTCTAACAAAGTGCTTGCCTTCGCCTATTGATGTATTCGCGTGTGCCGTTCCCGCATAAGCTGTTTCAAGATATTGAAGCCGCGACATTGTTACGGGCCTGCCCCTGAATTGAACGCCCTTAATCGAAATTACATCATCAGGTAAGAACCAAGAATTATTGTCCTGCTCCGCAATATCAAGAAAAATATGCTTAGATAGTATTTGACTTTGTTTTACGAACTCTGCGTTAGCTTCGTTTATGTAGTCTTTAAGCTCGGTTTCTCTCCAGAACTCCGGCGTGCTAGTTTCGGCAAGACAAGTTTTGAGCTTTTCGTATAAAGATAGTAAGTTCATTTTTTACCTCGTTTAAAGACAAACAGGCAGGCCATTTGTAGCCCGCCTGTAAGCCTAAGTGGAAGGAGAGAAGGAAAATATTAGCCTCGTTTTTTGTTGTCCTTGCTTGCGACTTGCGTAGGGGCAACCGGGTCGATGCGGCGGACTCTGTATCTGCGCAATGATTCTATTTTTTCTAAGAACGCTATCTTATCAGGGTCATCGGTCGTGTAGAGGCCTTTGTTAAAGCGAATACTACCTATTTCAAGTTCTGTGAATTCTGATATGAATTTTGCCATTTTAATTTCCTTTAAGTTTAGTCTGCCGCTTGCGGGTCGATAACAAGTTTCGCGTGTCTCTGCTCGTTAATGACTTTCAAGCCGGCCTCGCCGATTATTTGGTCTTTGAGTCCGTCAACATCTTTATCCTGAATACCGGTTTCCCAAGTGTCAGGTCTCAAAACCATTTCTTCAATGAGATCTGTTTCAAGAGCAAAACCTGTGGGGAATTGGTATATCTGACGCATAGTATGGTCTACGAGAATATCCATTGCCCCTGATACAGTCTGTAATCTCCTGATGTTAATCCCGAATTCTTTGGTTTTCGGCGATACTTCCATACTGATTTTGTTTGCAAGAACTTCTTTCTGAATTAAAGTTGCCATAGCAGGATTGCAAATGAAAATCTTTTCATCGCCGCCATAACTGTAAGCACGCTCCGCAAAGTCCATAAACAGCGGGTATCCAAAAGCTTTTTTTACCATAACATTTGTCTTAATGAAATAATCAAGCCCGCCGGTAGTGCGCTGCGGTCTGCCACTTGAATCCGTTCTTATTGTTCTTTGGCCCAAGAAATATGCTCTTGATTTTCTAAGCAGGTATTCGTCAAATGAATCCTTCTGCTGTGAAGACATTTTATTGATGTTTCCATAGTATTCCGTGGCTTCATTTGTTTTTGAGTTCTCAATTGTTTGCTTGAAAATTTGCGTGTAGTTGAAATGCTCTTGAGGCTTGAACTGCATAGCATCAGGAGCTACGGAGCCTTCGGGGAAAGCGGAAGACACAAGAACGATAACGTCGCCTTCTGTAATTGCTTCGCCAGAAATGCCCTCTGTTATTGTTCCTAGACCTCTTACAATAGTTAATGCGTCAACAGTAATATCTGTTACCAACATCACTTCGTTTGTGTTTCTGTTGTAGATAAGGTCGTTCTTTGTGAACATTACGCCATCACCGGCTGTAACATTCAAAGTGGTTGCATTAGCTAACGCTCCTGCGGCTGCATTTGTTAGCGGTGTTCCCACATCTTTGTTAAACCATTCAAATTTCGGATTTCCGCAGTTCTTTGTCTTCTTGCCAGTTGCAAAGCCATTACGTCCAGCAGCTTTCGCGCTCCTCTTCATTCCTAACAGCGTAAGAAAAACTATAAAAGCGGAATAGTTTGCCCGCAATTGATACGCCTTCGGATCCATCTGTCGAATCTGCATTGTGGTGTTGCGTGATGTCAGATTCATACCTCTGTCGATATTAAGAGCCATAATATTACCTCCGTGTTATTTGGCTCCCAACGGAGCCCGAAAAAACTTAAACCAAAAAGTCGCTAAACAATTTAACGCTTTTCGGCTTGTTTACATTTTTTGATTTCCTAACCGAATTTGATTCTCTAGGAAGTGGGCTAGCTACTTTGGCCGCCAAATCAAGAATACCAGAAAAATCTCCTGCTGCAATTGATTTTTCCAATTCCGCATATTTTGATACGCTAATCTTGCCCAATTCCTCAGAGAACTTTAATTTGAGTTCAGGCGATACCAATATTTCGTCTAACTTATTACTCAAAGACTTCTCAATGTTTTTTGAGGCCTCTTCTTTTTGTATATAAGAAACTGCGTCTTTATATTCTTTTTCGCGTTCGGCTGCCTCCAATCTTGCAAAGTAATTAAACTTGATTAAATGCTTAGGATCGAACTCGTCGAACTCTTCGCCCATTTCCTGTTTGAACCTACGAGCCGCCGTCTCTTCCACAGCGTCAAAAAACTCTTTGCTCCCGGGTATAAAGTCAGGCTTTATTCTGCTCGCAACAACGTCCTGCTTAGTGTTCGCTGTGGCACCCAAGCCCTGTGTTTGCTTATCTTCTTCGGACTTGCTCTTGCTCTCCTGATTTTCTTCTTCTTCCTCTTCCTCTACATCTCCATCTTCTTCCTCTTCCTCTTCTTCCTCATCTTCGCCTTCAAAAATGTTACCCTCTTCATCATAAAAAATGTCGTCTTCTGCGTCAGACTCAATTGGGTCTTCCTCCTCAATTTCCTCCACAAGGTTACCCTCATAATCGTAGAGAAGACTAGCTTCGTTTAAAGTATCATTAGGCATATCCATTTCCCCCTTCGCTTAGTGCTTGTTCAGCTTGCTTGCCATCATTTATGGCTATGTTAAGAGCGCTCTGCAAATCACGAGCCATTCTTATTTGTAATTGTAACATAAAAATCAGTTTGTTATCAATATTTTGATAATAATTTATTTCTTGCGCCGCGAACTCCCTGCAACATCTCTCCAATATGCGCTCACAATAAGCGTCAACAAAAGGCTTAGCCGCCTTAGCGACTTCACCATCTTCCTTAGCTAATCGCATTAACTCTTCGCGACTTATGTCAGGTAGCATTTGCTTGACCTCCTTTAAGTTGAGTCATAATTCCCATTGTTATTTGCTGTATAACTTCTGGAGCAAGGCCAAGATTCGACAGAACATTTGCTATAACATTCGGCAATTGGTTCTGTTGTTCTATCTCTGTTTCACTTATGCCAATATACTTTTCAGTATTGTTAAAGCCCATCTCTTGAATTACTTGCTTAGCTGTGTTAAAGACACCGACAGGACTTGCAACGCCAAGCTGCATTAACTGTGGCAATATGTTACTTAGCATAATCATAAGATTTTGAATCGTCAGCTGCTTATCTTGCAATCCGATGTTACTGGTAATCATAACGTCGAATTCCCCTTTTATGTCGTCCGGCTTAAAATCGAAAAATTCGTTAGCAACCCGGAACGTAAATTCCCTGTCCAAATATTTTGTGTTTAGTTCTATTAAGTGTTTGTAAAGCGGGATAAGCCCGTTTTCTGCGCCGTCTCTAGCCATTTTTCTCAAGCGCTGTTGTGACGCAGCCATTATTTTTGATATGCCAGTAGCGGTCTTGTTCAAACTGCTTGAGTCTAAGCCCTGATTATATTTAGTAATCCCTGTTTTCTGTTCACTCCAAGAGTTGACGAATTCAATCAGATTAAAAGTTTCAGAGCTCATCTCGTATTTTGGCATCGCTTGAATAAAATCGTTAATTGTGCGATTTCCCGATAAGTTAAGCCTAATTATTTGCTTGCCATCAATTAAGTCTTGAACCGCCTTACTGTTGCTTTCGTCTACCGCAAATTGCCGCGCATTGTTTTGACTTGTGTTAATGATAATCTGCTTAATGAGTGCAGTTTTCAGATCTTGAATATCTTGCAGGTAATCAGCCACAGCCTCTTTCCACTTTTGATAAGAATTTGCATAAAAAGATATAGTAAAGATCGGGCTTTTGTCATATTCCCAAATATCGGCACTTAAAAGCCTGCCATTGCACATTGCAGCGTGAATATACTCAAGCTCTCCGTCGCCGTCTACATCATAAAAGCCGTAGCAATCGTGCAGTAGAACAAACTTGCGCGGTTCTTGCCCATCGCGCTCACTTACGTCATAATTCGTATCGTGCTCATTTCTTGCGTAGTTTGACATAGCGTCAGCAATTGAGCGCATTGTGTTGCTGTCTTCTGATACCGGGTCGATGAAAGGGAAATCGTTTCCAACGTTTCGATATTTCTTTGACTTCTCGCCATTCACAAGTTCATCAAACGGGACGTACCTTCTGTAACACTCGAACATATTACGCCCGCGACTATCTTGCTCCGGAGTGAAGACGTATTCGCCCGGCTTAACGTTTCGTAAAACAGGCTGGTTTGAAGTCATTACGCGCTCTTTTATAAGCAAGTCATAAGTTCCGTCTTCGTTTGCAATTACCTGTTTTATCGAACTAGCATTGCCTTCGTCCATCGAATAGAATTCGTCGGCAGTTGCGCGATACCAATTGAATTTAGTTTTTTCTGTGCGTTCCCAATTCAATACGACTACACCAAGACCGGCCTCAATAGCATCTCTACACCACTGGTCAATCACAACGTAGCTATTGTTCTGCGTCTGCATCTGAAACTGAATTATTTTTTCGAGAGCCTCCGGGTTATCTTCTGGGCTGCGCCCAAAAATCCCAACGACTTTATCTGCACCAAAATAGACTTCTGTAAAAGAAGGCATCATCCATTCAACTATGTCTTTAACATCGCTGCTGGTAAACGTGCTTTTTTCGCTAAGCTTAGGCATAGCTTTTTTGTAGTATTCATCGTTTGCGTGAAGCAAGTTATATCGCATTATTACGGCATCAGCAATGGACTCTGAAAAGAATCGCTCGGCTTTCTGTGCGTCGATTATAAGCAAGTCTAACAACTCATCATCGCTAATCTTAATCTTTTTCTTTCGCTCGTGTTCTCTTAAAAACTGCATATGCTTAGTCTCCTTCTACATACTATAAATAGTTGGGATTTTATCATCATCAATCTCGGTATCAGAAAATTTACGATATTTAAGCTCTCTCTCACCTGCATACATCGCTGCATACTGTAACGCGTCGTGAACGTGTGAGTATTGATTTTTGTCGGGAGTTTCTTTGAATCGCTCATCACCTACAACCTGCACCCTGATAAACTTGTAACCACCTAAAAAGCCTTTTCTTAACTGCCTACACTTGCGGGATAATTTAAAAAGTGGGGCTCCATCAGAGAGACGAATCAGGAAGCTTGCAACAGTTTCGCGCCTACGCAAAAAAGAATTGCTTGGTGCCGTATCTGCCTTAAAACCAAATGAGTTGATTGCCTCTATGCAAGTGCTTTCCGAGTCTGTTTGAGAACGTTGGGCACCTGCCGGGTCGCCGACTACATATATACTGCCATCATCAAAAAAAGGCTTATAGTACATATTTATGTGCGGCATAACGACATCACGCATAAACTGTTTTATACCCATCTCTTTTGAAACAAGCTCATCTAAAACATTGATTCCACCTCGCGGCGTGAATTGCACAAAAACACAGGCAGGAGTTAAACCGAAGTCAAAGCCTATGACAATCGGCAAATTCTGCAATAGATATATATCCTCAACAGAGTGCAGATCATCGTTATACTCAGGATATACAACTTTGCCTTCCATCACAGATCCGTATTTCCCTTCAACATAGACCTTTATCCACTCGCGATTTTTACCGGCTATCATATCTAAGTAGTAATCATAACCTTTACTAAGGTTCCTTATGTTTTCTGCTTTCGGATTGCCGCGGTATCCGTTTTGTGTCTGAATCAATGCAGGCGGTTGTCTGAAAAACTCCCAATTTACCGGCGTTTCCTCTTCTGCTAACCGATAATACCAATGATCCTCATCCATCGGGTTAGTGTCCATAATTACGCCGCTCCAAGAAGCTCCGCCATCGTTAATGTCGGGGTATCGTCCCACGCGAGATGTCAGACCGTCTAACACTGCTTTCGGCACTTCTCGACATTCGTTAATCCAACCGCCTGTTAACTCTAATGATAAAAGCTTTTTAACTTGGTCCGGGCGGTCTAGTGCAATAAAAAGAATCTCTAACTGCATCGTTGTTCCGTCTTCGAGCTTTTGCGACATAGCGCCGCGAATCGGACTATCATACACAATCGGGCAAACTGAATCATCTACCCACGCTTGCCAAGTCTTTAT